GGTAGAAGGATTAACAGAAAAACCAGAGCCTGTTGATAGCGCAGAAAATTATGAAGAACGGCAGCAACAACGTTACCTTGAACGAAATATCAGAAAGTGGAAGCGTAGAGAAGTGGCAGCTATGACTGATGAAGAATTAGAGAAAGCTAAAAGTTATAGACAAAAATGGCAAGAAAAGCAAAAAGATTTTATTGATGATACTGGCAGGTATAGGAAGTATGAACGAGAACAGATTACACAAGCTAGATAACACCCGCTCTTTTTTGGTATTTGCAGAGCCTAAAGAACAAAGACTGAAGCTGAGAGCGGACCAGCCTAAAACGCTAATCAGAAAATGGAGGTAATAAAATGAGTGTAAAAGAATTATTAGGAGAAGAATTGTTTGAGCAAGTTAGCGAGAAATTAGGGGAAGATACTGAATTAATAGTCAATGACGGCAATTACATTCCTCGAGAAAAGTTGAATGAGAAAAGTGAAAAAGTTGAAGCGTTAGAAAAACAGCTTAATGAGAGAGATCAACAAATTGAGCAACTCAAAAAAGACACTAATGCTACTGACGAGCTTAAGCAAAAGATTGAAAAGTTGCAGGAAGAAAACGAGAACACTAAGCAAGAATTACAGCAAAAGTTAGAAAAAACAAGACTCGAGTCGGAGCTAGATAAGAAGCTACTAAAAGAACAGGCCCGTAATCCAAAAGCTGTTAAGGCATTATTGGATATGGAGCAAGTAAAGCTGACAGATGATGGTGTAGTTGGATTAGATGAGCAATTAAAAAATATTAAAGAGAGCGATGGTTATCTCTTTGGTGATAATTCGTCTAAAGCTGGTGATGATTTCAAAGGCAGAGGTGGAGGACAGGGAACATTGACGATGGAGCAAATTGACAATATGAGTGAAGATGAAATTAATGAAAATTGGGAAGAAGTAAGTAAAGTATTAAGCAATCAAAAATAAGGAGTGAATATAAATGGCAATTGAAAATTTTAAACCTACAATTTGGAGAGCAAGATTATTATCTAATCTACAAAAAGCACATGTGTTAGCAGGAATTGCAAACAGAGAATATGAAGGTGATATTTCAGCAGCAGGAGACAGTGTTAAGATTGGTAGTATCGGTAGAGTGTCAGTTAATGATTACAACGGTTCTATTAATTATGAAGAATTAGAAGATGCAAGTATCAAGTTAACTGTTGACCAAGAGAAGTATTTTGCATTCAAGGTTGACGATGTTGATGCAGCTCAATCTAACGCAAATCAGATGGATGAAGCAATGAGTGAAGCTAGCTATGGTTTAGCAGATGCTTCCGACCAATTCCTTGCAGGGTTCTATACTGACGCAGGAATTACAGTAACAGAAGGTACATTTAATTCTTCAGCTGTGTATGAAACTGTAACAGAAGTTGCAAAGAAACTACAAGAAAAAAATGTTCCAGCTGACTCACCAAAATGGATGGTAGTTAAACCTGATACTCATCAAAAAATGTTGTTAGCTGAAATTGATAAGTCAACAGATAACATTTCAACATTAGGCCAAGGTGCTGTAATGCATACAATGGGCTTTGATGTATTTGTAAGTAATAACATCACTAATGATATGGCTGGTAGTTATAGGTCATTAGCTTTTGTTGAGCAAATCCTTGATACAGAAAGTTTGAGATTAGAAAATAGCTTTTCTGATGCTGTAAGAGGATTATATGTATACGGTGGAAAAGTAATCAGACCAGATGAATTAGTTAACATTGATTTAACTATTGCTGCAGAGTAATACATTTTTAACATTGCTGCAGAATAAATTAAAAAATAAGGAGTGAATATAAATGGCAACACTAACAAATGTAGAAGCCAAACTTAATGGCGGGGTAGATGTAGGATATGAAGATGGTAGTGCAACACAGACTTTTAAATATGGTGTCGCAGATGAAAAGCTAGTTGTGTTAGTCGATAATACTGATGCAGTTAATGATGCATTAGCAACATTTGTCGCAGGTGATTTTGTGCAAAATGGCTATGGCGACCAAGCTATATCTGTGCCAGCAGGAGCTACTGTATTATGTGAAGTAGAAAGTGGAATTGTAAAAGATGCTAATGGTGAAGTCACTCTTGAGTTGACTGATCCAGATGGAACTGCTTTTACAGGTGCTGTAGCTGATATCAAAGTCGCAGTAGTTGAACTTAAGTAATAATAATTTATATGGCGGGTGCAAAACCCGCCTCTATAATTGAGGTGATTAAATGATATTTATTAGAAGTGACGGTAATTTATACAATGTAGAACACAAAGATACAATTAAGCGATTGCAAAAAGATGAAAAATTTGAAAATGTAGAAAAATTAACTGTAGAAGACTTAAAGGATTATGCTAAAAAAAGAGGATTGAAAGGTTATTCAACTTTGACAAGAAATGAATTAATTAATTTGTTGAAAGTTGGTGGTTAAATGGCATATGCAACGATAACAGAATTAGCTGATTATTTAGGTGTGCAGGAAGTGGACTTGCCAGACGATGCAGAACGACTATTAGAGAGAGCAAGTGAACTAATAGACTATTACGCCTTAGGTAGAATAGAAGCTGGAGAAATAGCGTCTAAGGCTACTGTAAGGCAATATGAATGGTGGAGTCAATTCGATGAGTTCGGAACAGTTAATTTCCTCAACAATATATCAATTGGCCCGTTTTCAGCAGGGTTGAATAGTGGTGGAAGTGGGCAAAGTATACCGGAATTAGCACCTAGAGCAAAAGAAGTGTTATTTTTAAATGGTTATTTAAATAGAGGTGTTAATATCTTATGAAGCTACCTAAATTTGTTCAGCCACACACAGCAAAGATAACAGAATATGAAGGCGATGGTGCTTATGGCCCGATATGGGGCGAAAGTTATGAGATAGACTGCTATTTTGTGCATAAGAAGAAGATTACATTTGATGAGGAAGGAAACGAAATAACATCTCCTTCACAATTGCACACTTCCGCTAATATTAAACCTAAAAAGCAATCTGAAGTTAAAGTTAATGGTGAAACGTTAGAAATTATCGCTGTTAATAGATATGATAATGCTATGACAGGTAAATTGTCAAATGTAGAAATAATGCTAAGGTAGGTGATTGTATGGCAACATTAAAATGGTATGGTGATAAAGTAGTAAGTGATACTATCAATAAAGCCAGAAAAGCTAATCACAGAGCTGGAGAGGCATTATTAACTGAAGCAAATAAAACTGTACCACACGACGAAGGCACACTTGAGAGAAGTGGGTTCGTAGACAGCAATAAAAACGGTGAAGTATTAACAGTTGTCGCTTATGATACACCTTATGCAGTTGCTCAACATGAAGATACATCGCTATCTCACAGAGGCAATGGTAGAGCTAAATGGTTAGAGTTAACATTCAAAGAATGGTCTAACAAATTAGAAAAGTTTGTGGCAAAAGAAATAGGTGATATTTGATGTTTTCAGAAGTAATGCAACGATTAGCAAATAATATAAGCGAGATAACTTACGATGAAACTGGAATTAACGGAAATATATTTCAAGATAATTTGCCTGCTGAACCAGATACAGCAGTTATAGTACAGGGCACAGGTGGTTTTCCGCGTGATATGTGGCTCATAGATTATTTTGAGCCAACAATGCAGATAATTGTTAGAGGCACACGCGATCCGAGAGTTGCTAGAAATTTAATCGATAAGATTATTGCAGAAATTGGAGTTTTAGGAGAAGAAAAATTTATAACGTCTGGCGATTGGTATGTTATTAAGTGTCAAGCTATACAACCAATGGGAATTTATATCGGGCCAGATGACAACAATAGACATAGATTTTCAGTTAACTTTGAAATGGAAGTCAAAAAATTATAAGGAGTGAATATTAAATGGCAGCAGAAAACAAAGTATTAGCAAGAAATTATACTATTGAAGTATATGACGGAACAGCTTATTTGCCAATCAATGGTATTAATACGCTGACAATTTCAACAGAGAAAGAAAGTTCTGACACTACCACTTTTGATAGCGATGGAATGGCAGAACACTTAGCAACACAGAGAGCAAAAACTATTACAGCAGAAGGTTATGAATACTATGATGGTGCTACACAGGATGCAGGACAAGCAGAAGTTGAAAACTTATCTGATGCAGTAGGCACAGCAGCAGAAAGCACATTGCACATTGTACACGATAATTCTGGCAGAGAAAAATGGCTTAATGGTACATTTAATTTGGCAGATATTGGTGGAGGTAACAATGATCCATCTAGTTGGGGTTTTGAGTTTGAGAGAACAGGCGCTTCATTAGATGTAGACCCTAATGTATAAAAGGAGGTAACTAAATGGCAAGTTTAGCATTACAGGAGTTTGATTTAGCAGGCTTAACACCTTCGTTTGCTGTGGCTGATGTGGCAGGCGATAGTTTTGTTAACAATGGGAAAACATTATTGTATGTCAAAAATGATGATGCATCTGCACACGATATAACTCTTAATATACAGAAATCAATTACGATAGGTGGCATTAGCATCTCGTTGAGCAACCCAATCGTTACGGTGCCAGCTAATGATGAAAAAATTATTGGCCCATTTTCACAAGATTGGTTTAATGACGCTGATGGAAATGTAAGCGTAGATTATGATGCAGTAACAAGTGTTACAGTTGCAGCTTTAAAGTTATAAAATTAATGGAGGGATAGATTATGAGCAAAACAATAGATTTTGATGCGTATAGAGCAGAAAAAAAAGATGAAAATATTACAATTAAAGCTTTTGGCGAGGAGTTGGAGTTACCTCCTTCTCCTCCACTTTCAACAATGGAAGTATTATTAGGATTATATAAAAAAGCTGGTTCAGAAGCAACAGTACCTGAAGAAGAAGTGATCACAATGTTAGAGGCATTGTTGGGTAAAGAGCAGTATAGAAAATTGTCTGATGGAGGGTTAACTGTAAGTGAAGCTGAATGGTTAATTCAAGAATTATGGAAACAATATAATCCAGAGCCAGAAGTTAAAGGTGATACAAAAAACAAAGTAGCTTCGACATCGCAGAAAAATGGGGATTCATAGAAGCTGACTTTTTGCGAGAATATAATATAGATTTAATTGAAGAAGCTGATAATTTAACTTGGCGTAAATTTAAAAATTTGCTGAGGGCGTTGTCAGCTGATTCTGCTCTTGCGAGAAGTGTAAGAAGCGATGAAGAAGCACCAGTCGAGGATACAGAAGGTAAGATGATGAAATTGTTATAGAAAGTAGGTGAACAAATGGCGGTCAAAGTTGGTGAACTTTACCAAGAATTAAAATTAAGAGATAATAAATTTACATCCGGAATGACACAAGCTCAAAATAAGATGCAAGGTTTTTCATCAAGGTTAAGTAGTGCTGGCGGTACATTAATAAAATTTGTTACTGGCCCGATGGTATTGTTAGGTGGAGCTTTGTTAGAAAATGCTAGAAGGACAGGAAATTATGCTGATAGCATATTAGACTTAGAATCTGCGACAGGACATACAACCGATACTATACAACGTTATCAAGCAGTAGCGGACAGAGCTGGAGTCAAAACAACAGCATTTACAGACGCTAGTCAAAGATTATTACAGCAGATGTCCAGAAGTGAAGGTGGATCAGCTTCTCTTAATGAAGGGTTAAACAAACTAGGATTAACATTTGAAGATATATCAGAAGCAACTCCAGATGAAAGAATGAATACACTTATTACACGTTTAAGAGGCGTAGAAGATGCTAACAAAAGGGCTCAAATTGGTACTCAACTATTAAGGGGTGGTTATGAAGATTTAGCTCCAATACTTGACTTATCTGAAGAAAAATTTAATCAAGTTGCAAAACAGGCTAAAGAGTCTGGCAAAATAATGGATACCGATGCTCTTAATTCTGCTAATAATTTTAGAATGAGTTTAGATGAGTTGAAGCAAGAATTTACAGGATTGATGAGAAGCATAGCAAAAGATTTTATGCCAGTTTTAACTGATAGTTTAATGCCATTTTTGAAAAATAGTTTAATTCCTTTGATGAGAAATCTTTCTGGAATGGTTGCTAACTTATTTGATTGGTTTAATAATCTTTCAAGTGGAATGAAAACAGTATTCACAGTTGGAGTTGGTTTGTTAGGTATGTTAGGGCCACTATTAACTGCATTGAGTGGTATTGTATCAGCCAGTGTTACATTAGCACCACTATTATCAACAATAGCTGGAGGTTTTGCAGCTATATCAGCGCCAGTTGTTGGGGTTGTGGCAGGTGTAACAACTTTTGCAGGTGCAGCAACATTAGTATATAGAAGTTGGTCAGAAGTATCAACGATGTTAGCTGATCTATGGACAGCAATGAAAGTTAATGTTAGTAATTTTACAATTAAATCTAGAATAGCATTTGAAAAAATGAAAATATCTATATTTAGAATTGTCAACAGCATAATACAAAAAATGTCAGCATTAGAAAACTTACCATTCGGCGTAGGAGAAAAGTTTGCAGGAATGGGAGATTCAATAACTGATAGTGTAGATGGAGCAAAACAATCTATTTCAGAATTAGTCTATCAAATGTATGAAAATGAACAGGATTTAGCAAATGCTAATAGTAATTTCAGTGAAAGTTTTGGTGATGCCAAAGATGCAATTGTTAGCGACATCACCGGTATACTAGATAAGCTAAATATATTTTCAAATGAATATGAAGGTAAAGTTGAAGAAGTTTCAGAATTAGTTTCTGAAGAATATAAGTTTCAGACTGATGAAATAGAAGCTAATATTAATGAGCAGAATGAAATAGTTAACGATGGATTACAGGAAAGAAAAAATATAGAAAAAAGATATGCTGACCAATGGTTTGAGATGAATAATGACAAGATAGCCATATTAGAAAAAGAGAAAAAAGAAGCTATTGCTAATGCACAGGAAAAAGGTGCTGAAACAGCTAATATTGAAAAAGTCTATGATGAAAAAATATTACAGGCTAAAATAGAAAAAAGAAGAAAAGAAGCTGAATTAGAAAGACAACGCTGGGAAGCTATGAATGAAAGAGGAAGAAAAGCACAAGAAGAAGCTGAAGCTGAAAAACAAGCCGAAATAGAAAAAGAAAATGCTATCAGAGAACAAGTTAGAAAAACAAATGAAGCTAAAATGTCAGCTGCTCAAAGATATATGTCAAGATTAATTGAACAAAATGCTAATGAAAAAGAAATGTTGCAACTTAAGATGAACAGAGAATTAGAAGCTAACAAAGGTAATGAAGCCGCTATATTTGCTATTAAACAGTATTATGCTAATGAATTTGATAGATTAGAAGAAGAAAATAATCAGAAATCAATTGAAAGGTTTAGAGAAAGATTTGGGTTCATCAAAAGCGGCTTCAAAAATGCTTTTGAGAGTATATTACAAGGTACAGAGAGTGTTACAGAAGCGTTTGGAAACCTCTGGAGCAGTGTGATAGATCATATCATGTCAAAACTTGCAGAAATGGCTGCTAGTAAAGTGTTTGGATTTATCACTGGTGGTGGCGGTGGTGGCTTGCTTGGTGGCATCGGCGACTTCTTTGGTGGTATTTTCCACGACGGAGGAACAGTACCCGGTCCAATAGGACAAGAAAGGCTTATTCTCACTCAAGCGGGCGAAACTGTATCCCCTATAGGCTCAAGTGCAGGCTCTAGTGGAGGAGGATACGGCACAGCTAATATAATGGTTAGCTTAGATGGTAGAACCATTGCACAAGCCGTTAAACAACCTCTAGTGGACAGTATAAGAATTAAAGGTGGTGCTAGA